GCTTTATTTCCTCGTCTTCGGTCATCTTCTACTCTTTTGTGTAGTCCCATGTGCGAGATTGTACGTCCGGTTACATCAGATAACCAGCGTGATACAATACGGTAGGAATAGCCTTCTCTCAGATGCTTTTTAGCTTGTTCGAGGGCTTCAAGTTGAAAGACATCAGGCTCTAGTATCTTGACATCAGTTTCACTGACTTTATAGCCAAAAGGAATAACACGAGACAACCGAGGCACAGACTTCCACTCTTTACCAGAGAGGTTAAGAATGTCTTTTTGTGCAGGTTGCATCATGACTATTTCCTTTTAGGCTGGCGTCTAGAGTTGACTTTTTGACTAACAACACGAAGGTTGGAATCTGAGCCGTTTCTGGGGTTAAAATCTTTGTGGTCAACGTGGAGTCCATCGCCCTTTTTCACCCTTCCGGCTTTTTCCATCTTACGACGAGCTTTATTACGTGCAGCCCTGTCGGCAATGCCCTCTGGTGTACCTTGTGTGGCTTTGTATTCTTTTTTATAATCACGAGGCTTGGCCATTACTCTTCCTCTTCGTCTTCGTCAACCTGCTCTGTCTCTTTACTGGGTAGGTAGAAAATTCCACCAGAAGTTTTCATTTCAACTTTTTCAACCTTAGCAAGACCGGCACGATCAAGAACATCTTTAGCTGTAGCCAGAAGTTCTTTGTTACCAATAGCAACAGGGTTATCCAGAATACCAACAAGTTTAACTGCTGCTTTAGGTGCATTCTGAGAGATGTATTTCTTTGTAGCCTCAATAATGTCTTCTTCGAGGCGTGCCACTAAGTCTCTAGTCGGGTAGCTTTCGCTATACCCTGCCAGCACCTTGGCTTTAGCTGCATTACCATCAGTAGTAGAAAAGAGAAGCTCAATAAAAAGTTTCTCTCTTTCATTCAAACTTCTCTTTTCCAATTTGTTTCCTTTAGCAGCTTTTCTTGCCTTTGACCATTCCGCCCTTTGCGTAGGCAGCTCTAGAAGCCTTGCCCACTGCCTTGCCCGCAGGCATTACGGCCTTACGTGAGCGGGGTGGGGCCATCCAGCCCGCCATTTTTGCAACCTTTTTACCCACATTCATCTTCATGTTATCCATGTCGTAACCTCATTTAATTCTATGCGCTAAGTGCTACTGCTAGTTTTGCAGCTTTTCTTGTATCCACCACTGCTTGCCGCAGGGTTAGGCCCGGATACACTTCTTCATCGAGATAGCCATCTCCCGCAGTCACAACCGTAGAAGCCGCAGACTGGATTAGGAGGGTTTGGACTCCGGCTGTGTAGGCAACGGGGTCGTCTGAGGGGCCTCCGATAAGGTTTCCCCCGGCGATACGGGCTGTGTAGTTACCGGCAGGGAAGCGAAGTTGCCAGTCCCCCAATAACTCGACGGTGAGACCCACTTGGACACCCGGCCCCAACGTGCTGAGGCCGGAACCCGCTCCGATTTTTTCATAGATAATGCCCTCTTCGCTTGCTTGCGCCCCTTTTATCGCGGCGTAGAGTAAAATGCAATCAATGTCTACCGAACCAACGTCAACATCAATTTTCGACGTGGTGAAATCAAAGGTAAACGGAGATACATAATAAGCCATATCTTAAACATCGCTGTTTCTTGACGCATTCACACTTGCCCCCGCAGAAGTTACAGACAGAAGAGTGTTAAATGGGATGATGGGTGATCCGCCGCTACCATTCCGCACATCCACACGGGCTGTGAAGTTTGCGCTATAGATGAAAGTCTGACTTTCTGCCGTGCTAGCTGCCACTTTGTCAATGAATGGCACAAACACATCGTCAGCCGTTACAATAGCACTAGCTAGTGCAGGTGAGAGGCCAGAGAACGTCTTGGTCCCTGCATTAAACGACGAATAGGTGTAGCGCAAGTTTTTGATACGAATTACCCCAGAAGAGGGTGTGTCTGTTTTAATGCTCTCTACTACCTGAATAGAAGTTGCACCCGAAGAAGCAGCGACAGGTGTGTACTCATCCCGAAGGATTCCGCCACTGCCGTTCTCCCTAGCCACCAGAACACGGTCGCCAGCGACAAGGTTGCCAACGGTGATACCCACTAGTGTCGGAGGAACTTGGCTAGTACCGTCATGAGCAATAAGCTGATATTTTGTAGCTTCTGCTGGCAGAACACCAGTTAGCCACCAACCCCGTGCCACGAAGAATGTACCACCCGCAAAAGTACCAAAGGGAGCGGATGGGATTTCTGAGTAGGCTGCGTTCAGTACACGATAACGCCAGCCGGGAATTGAGTTCAGCGTAGCTGCACTATTTTCTCGCGTCAGGTATTGAAGATACTGGTAGGCTTCCTGCAAAGTACAGCTACTAGTTAGGGTAATGGTGCCTTTGTAAAGTTTGGAGCCGTTACCGTTACCGAGGTCTTGGTTCGTATCCCCAAACGCCACAGTAACCTTACTAGACAAAGCTGCTGCACTTGCCTCAGACAAGACTACGTTAGAGTCTAGCGATGTAGACAGAGCCGCGTTGGACTCACCCCCCGCAGAGAGGTTAGCGTCAAAGTGAGAGTAGGTCTGCCCCCATTTACGGGAAAACGCTGTTACGTTACCCGAGTCAATCAATGTACCGCCTGTACGAACCTTAACCAAAATCTGAACATGCCCGTCTGCCCAGAATTTAGTTAGCTTTGATCCGTTTTGTACAACATACACAGGAGATGCTGCTACAATACCACCGATAGTTTTTAGGCCGGAATACTGCACCGCTGCCGACTGCTGTTTGATAGACCCAAAATTTACGAACTGGGCTGCCGTGTCATCTAGGTTAAAGATGACGCTGCCAGAGGTCAAAAGGTTCAACCTTGAGGCTACAGCCGAGTCTCGGGGACCGTCCAAACGAGACGGGTTAGGTGCGAGAATATCTACCAAATCGTTTCCAGTAGCACTAGCATCATCTGCTAGGTCTTGTAACCAAGCATGAAGGTCCAGCACGCTATAAATTGTCGTGCTGGCACCTGCTTGACGACGAACATCACCTGTAACAGAAATTTGAAAATCGTCTTGAATTGCCATTTAACAGGCTTCCCTTATTGATCGGATTCTTGAAGAGCCACGACATTTGTAGCTGTCGAGGGGGAGATGGAAGCCTGAGTGACCCAAGGCTTATAAGCAGGGCTACCGCTGGCATTTCGCGCTTCGATCAGGACAGCGCCTGTGTATTGGAAGTCGAAGTTCAGGGTGGTGCCAGCACCGCAGGACGCCTGTTGCAGCAAGGCCCCCGTATCTACCCGAGTCACCTTCACCCGCGACTGCGGAACAAGATTGGTGATGTTTACCAATGACCCCGGTAAAGGATGGGGTATCTGCTGATCTGTCGCGTTGGTCTGAATACCCGCGGAAAACCCGGATGTGAGCGTACCCGCTGCGGCCACAATCGCGCGGCACCGGATTTGCAAAAGGTAGCCATTGGTGGGGCTTACCGCGACGTTAACCGGCGAGAAGCTGATTGTACCGTTTGCGCCAAGGATTGATGAGACAAACGGATTGGAGACGGTGATGACATCACCAACAATGTTCGTGATTGTCGTATTTTGCGGCAACCGGAAGGTGCTGTGCTGGATAAAATCCCCGATCTGCGGCTGGCGTGTCAATGCAGCCCTGTCGGCAGAGTTCATTGTGACCGTGGTAGCGCCGTTTGCCGGGTCGCCGTTGGTGCGTACCGTATTTGCAAGGAACGTCCAAGACGCGCCGAAACCGCCGCCCGTGTCGATCTTGTATTCCCAGATCAGGTTTTGCGTGGCCGTCCCACCGGGGGATCCACCACCACCGAAAGCGGTGTGACCATAAAACCGATAGGGCGAGGTCCAGACTGCTTCATCCGTCAGCTTTGAAAGAACAATGCCGCCCGAGCCGGTATAGCCGGAGCCGATCCCGAACGTGCCGGAAAACTGGCTTGCGGAAGCGGCTGTAGGCTCGTTTGCCATGACCGAAATGCGCCCGGTCGTGGTGGAGTCATAAGCATCATCCCAATGCGTGCCGTTTGCGTTCGCAAATCCACGCCGGAAATTCGACCAGCGACCGCCTCGGCTGGTAATAGAGGGACCGCTCAAATCAATGAATTGCGATCCAGTCCCCCACACGTCGAACATTTCAACCAACGGCATGGTTGTGACGAAATTCACCGCCCCGGTGCGATTATTCGTGGTGTAGATACGACGGAACGTGGCCCGAGAACCCGGCCCCCCGTTTACGATAAACCCCATAGGATTTGCTGAACCGCAGTCGTATGGGGCAGCAGGGGTGCCGATGTTGGAGATTTTCAGGTTGGAGAAGTACCCGGCAGCAAGGTTAACGATATGGTCGTAAGGATGCACATTGGGCAGCCCGCCGAGCGATGAAAAGCCGTCAAGCTCGATGTTTGTGCCGGTGAAGGCGAAAGCCGAACTCGCCAGTGCCGGTGTACCACCAGTCATGACATCGGCGTATTTGAAGTTTTTGATCAGGACGTTTGAGTTTCCCGCGCCGATTGTCGTCTGCCCATTGATGACTTCGCAATCCTCAAGAACGCAGTTGGACATCCCTAGGTTCACAACGCCAGCATGAGAGGCACCGCCACCCGGCACCCGCTGAGAAAGGCCCTGCCAACGCGCAATCAGGTCAAACCGGGTGCGCCGAAATTCGACATTTGTGGTAGCCGCTGCGTTGAAAACCACCGTGTTACTGCGACGGGTGAACCGGCTGTCTGTTGCACCACCGGCAAAGGCGTTTGCAAACGAAAGGGCTACAGAGGTAGATGGAATCAAGCCCACGCCCACGCAACAGTTAGCGATTGATGTACTGCCAATAAACTGCGTGGTGCAGCTATCGGAGATCACCATGTTCCCGGTATTGAACCAATTCAGCACAGCCCCTTTAACCGTGGGGCCGGGATTGCCGGACTGGAAATAATACCGCGTGTTCAGCGCGGTCAGCATCGGCGCGAAGTTATCTACCGGCGTAGTGGTGGACAGGAAGACGTTGGGTATCCTGACCTTGCAGCCTGACGGCGGTTTGAAGCCGGAATTGTTCGCCCCGCGAAGTGCGAGTTGCACAGTCCCCGCAATCGGGTTTACACCGCAATGCTTCCCGCGAACATCGGTCGGGATGAAGGAAAAAGTCGCCATTTCCAGCCGCGACAGGGCGATATTGACACCCTCAGAAGCGTTACCAGTGAAGGACGGCAGGCCGTTCACATAGGTTGGGGTTGCGGAGTCTGATGTGGCGATAATACATTGGCCGGTCTGACCCGCGCCTGTGTGGTTAATCGTGACGTTGACCCTGTATAAACCTCCGCCGAGCGCCGTTATGGAGGATGCTGTCCCGGTCGGGCTTCCGACGTTGGGAATTGCACTAAGCGTCCCCGCGTCCAAATCCACCAGCACACCGAAGCGGTCGGCACTGCCGTTCGTGGCAAACTGCACCGCGACCCAGCGGCGCGTGTCTTTTTTCAAGACAGCGGAAAAGGTGTAGGTGCCAGCCGGAAAGGCGGTGGCGTACCCGGTTAAGGCAAAGGACGCACTGTGAACCCCCGCTACCGCAGTTTCGCGCAGGCGTTCCGCCGCTGGGAAGGGGAACGCAGAAACGGCATTCCTTGTCAGCGTGCCGTTCGTGATGGTCAGCCCTTCATTGACGGTGTGGTGACCGTTCCAGATGTCGCCTGCGTTGGCATACCACTCATAGACGCCCGAGCCGGGGGCGGTCTCGATCTGGATACCACCCAACTCTTCTCGCACTGGAAGCGTGAAGGTCTGGTTGTCCGCGCCGTCCGTAGTGCCAAGGTCGTACCAGTCGCCATTGACGACGCAGGACGACAAGCGCGGCACCACCATGCTTCTGGTCGTGTCGCCAATTGTGCGGGCAACCACCTGAATAGCGCCCCGCTTGCCCGTACCATTGGCAATGACAGTGGTGCCGTTCGGCAGCGTGATGTACTCGCCCGATTGGAAGTTGCCGGTCTTGGACCGCAGCTTGAGGTAGCCAAAAGTCGGTATTGCATCGCCCGCTACAGCCGGGGCAAACGATCCGTTGGACCATACACGGGTCAGTTCGCCCGTCGCTCCACTGGTATCACCTACAACGGTGTTAGACCCAAGCGCATTCTGCACAGGCACGGTGCCAGAGAAGGCGAAGTAGGGCAATTCCCAAACTTTGGTACCGTCGATCAGGACCGATCCACCCAACGTCGATGAAAGCGTGACAACACCAAACGCAGCCGCCTGCTGATTGATCTGCGTATCAGCATCAATCGTCAGCGCCCCGCCGTTAATCGTGATGGACTCGCCGTCAAGCAAGCCCGAAATGGCGGCGTCGTCATAGTTGACGGCGGTGG